TAATACTCCCATACAAGCTTTGTATATACTGCTAATCTTTCATTAGAAAGATAATATGTATCGGCTAAAAAATCACCAATATTGTGTTTGTAATATCTCATTATTACTCCTTTATAACGTTAACTAAAAAGGTATATTATATATATAATAACCCATAACCCACTACCCAGTATGCATAGGTTATGCATTTATTACTGAATAGCTTACTAACACTACTTCCTAACGATTATTTGCTACTAAACCCATCGTTAGAAAGATAGTATATTTGTAGTACACTTACTGTTTCCTCCTATGTTGTATATCTACTCCATTTTTGATCCATGCCTTTATTATATCTTCATGGTATTTAGACATTAGAAACATGATTGTCTCTATTCCTAACGCATCTATTGCCATCTCAAAGTCATTTAGAACTTCGTGAGTCCATTGTATTTCTTCGTCTGGTATTGATGCAACATTGTCTTCTTCGAAGATTATTTCACGTTCATCTGACATATTTATTTCCTCCTACTACCCTATAAGCACATGGTGTTTTTAGGTAGTGTTTTGTTGTTTAAAATTAATGACTTAACTGTTGTTAGGGTACGGCATCAATAACACCCCATTGATGAGTTACATATAGTCAATCCATCATCATATATGAAAGTGTTTGAACCATCATCTTTAGGAACTACAAAGTATTCTATTTCAGAACCTGAGTCATCTCCTTTAACTACATATCCGGCTTTTTCAGCTCCTTGTATTATTACTAACGATCCATCACCTTTCCAGATAGTTGTTGTATCTGACTTTGTTGGCGTTGTATCAAATAACCCCGGTCCATCAAATAAACTATCTGCTTGCGCTCGTTCAATCATAAGCCAAGCAAATACTAAAACTACTACTGATATTGTTAGTGCATGTATTGGTGTTTTTTTCATTTTGTTTTCCTCTTTTGTGTTTGTGTTTTCATATATGCCAGAATATCTAATACTGCTGTCATATGCCTAGTTGGTATCTTGAGTGTCTTTTCATGGACACTTAACTTCTGTGTTAACTTTTCTATATTCATCCTTAATCCTCCGTTGATTTAATTTTAGTTATACCGTTCTTGGTGTTGCCATGTAGCTCATCACCAACAACCTCTTCTAGCACGTCACCATAAAAAGAAACAGGATCTGGAGTCCACTTATCACTACCTTCTTTTCTTTTAGCTCCATTCCAGCTTTCATCCTTTCCTTGAGCTTGTGGGTGCATAAGTTCATGTTTTTGAACTAACTCATAAGCCTTCCATACACGAGCAAGACATTTAGCTCTTTGAGCCTCCCTCCCACCTTCTCTATCAGGACGATTATCAGTCACAACGTTTCCGTGCCTATTAATAACCGTATGTTTATAGTTGATTGCTTTTTCAGCAATATTAGCTATTCTTTCTAGTGTTACCTGGGGGGGTCTTCTTTTCCTTGTTACATAAGAAGCATACTCCTCAGCTCGGATTGCCATTTGGTCTAACTCACCATGTGCATTTGCTGCTTTTCTATGTTTCATATTTACTCCCTATTATTAACAAAAGTTTCCATACCATCTTCGTATGTCTTGTTACCAAAAGACAGACTACCATCTAATTCTTCCATAGAAGTGTTCTCAGTCTCAATGCTAATATCTTCCTCTAACATTAAAGCACCTAGTAGTCGTTTATCATCTAATGTAAGTTCTCCTATTAACCTTGCTTTTTCCTTTGTAGTCAATAAGATATGCTTCATTCTTAATGTTTGTAATGCGTTTGACATATTACTTACCTCCATGATGTTTTTCGTAATGACGATCTAAGGCTGAATTAACAACCCTAGTGTCACCTCTCCACCTATAGTCTGGTTGCTCAGTTAATGTATCAGGTTCTAACCCAGCCATACGATCTATTGCTCTTGCTAGTCTGTCATTACAACCTTGATAATGTGCTACACTTAATTTTCTTTGATATTTCATAACATCTCCTATTTGTAAGTTCTTCTGATTGTTTTAACTCTTTCTCTTCCGTATTTACCTGTTTTTTTCCAAGTCCACACTAAAGATTCCTTTACTACTTTTTTGCCATTTAGGATTGGCAATCCACAAGGTGAATATTTCATTACTTTTCTCCTTTATATTTAGAATCGTACTCTTTCAGTTCGGGGGAGTCAATACCCTTTTTTGCACAATGACCATATTGGTTCAAACCACCCATAAAAGTCACAGTGCTACACCATGCAGTTCCATGTTGTTGAAAAATTGATTTCTTATGACATTCATTACACCATTTTAATTGTCTCATTTTATTCTCCCATGAAGTTTGTTAATGATGTTGCTATTGAGTTGTCTGTTAATGGTCTCATATCGTCATCTACAACCCATGAGCCTTTCACTAATGTTTTCCATAAGGGTGCTTTGACTGTGAATACTACTTCGTCTGATCCTTCTGCTCTTGTTTCGAATGTTTCTATTACTACTTTGCTGTTGTTGTGGAAGAATAATTGTGATTCTTCTCCTTGTGTTACTAATGTGTAGACTGCTCCTGTGAATTTGTCTACGAACATTGTTATTTTTCCTACTTTTGAGTCTAATTCTTTTGGGAAGTCTTCTAATATTTCTTTTGAGAAGTCGAATTTGGCTTCTTCTCCTCCAAGTATTAATTCTGATGTTTCTACTCTTGAGAATCTGTTTAAGATGCTTTTGTTGCCTGAGTTGTATGCATCTATCATTGATTCGCCTTCTAAGACTAATGCTTCTGGTATGCCTTCTTCTCCTATTTCTTTTTGTAATAATTCTAAGCTTTTGTACTTTATCATTGTATATCTCCTATGTGTTTTTACCCTTAACGTTGCCAGGCTTGCGACGGTTTTTGCGGTACTGATCTTCAGCCCTCAACCTCTTGCTATTGCGTTTCTTCATATTATTTTCCTTTAGTTGTAATTAGTAGGCTCTCTCGCCGGTAGAGGTGTAGCCACCAAGCGCATACATGGTGGTTGAGTTCGGCGTGTGCGAATGTTGACGTACGGTTGGTTTTACTTTGTCGATCCAACAACTTGGCATTACCATATTGTTAGCCGTAACTAACTAGGTAAGGGGTGCTTATTTTATATCACCCTTCATATTAAGTAGGAATACTACTAATCCTACGCGACATTTACGAACGCGGGAATACTAGCCCGGAGTGCTTTACAACTCGATGCGACAAACATGTCAGCATTGCAAAGCCAAATTAGCCCTTTATTGTGCCAGCTTACACACTTAGATGTATCCGACAAAAGAGCCTACTAATTGGTGGAGGTGGGCGGAATCGAACCGCCGTCCAATATATCTTATTATCAACATTTAGCTATCATATCTTATCTTGATCTTGAAGTATATAAGTGAACAAGAAAACTTTATATACTAGCAACACCCTTATTTAAACATATATGCGAGTGTATATACATATGTCTGTATCTCTTATGAAGACTAATCGTTAGCGAGATAACCTAACGAGGTCTTTAGCAGTTTCTTAGGCTGCTAGTGCGAACATTGAGTCGTTTGCATTTACTAGTTTTCTAATGTGTTTAGGATGTATTAGAATCATCCGATAGCAAGCTTTCAAACTTAACATACTGTCGAAACCTGGTCACCCCCGTAAAATGTTGAGACGAAAAAAAAGGGGGACACCCGTTAAGGTGTCCCACAGTTAAATGTAACATTATAGTGAAGATTGGAGAACCCCAATCGAGTGTACTGATATAATGTACTATGATGTCAATCACAGTAGTAGATAGGCTAGTCGTTATTAAGCTATACACTGCCAATTACCGCCTTGCAATAAAGCGCAATGTAAATTACTTTGTTCGGCGTGAGGAATCAACCATTGCCTTACAGGGAGCTTTCACACAGTCAGCCAGGGAACATACTAAAGCTAACCTACCTACTACTATGATCTCATCAGAATTGTCATTTCAACAATTGACTTGGTAGCTATTCTCAAGATTTCTCAGCGGTATATTACCGACTGGATGCTTAGTACCAAGTTTCGATCTTGGGTGGCGTGAGGAATCAACCATTGCCTTACCCTTCATAATATATAGTAAATCCAACGAACTCCTTGCGTAGCAAGGGATTTGCCGGAATACTGTTTAATTAGTATCACCCCAAAAGTCTTGAACAAGTATATAAATAACGCAACATATATAGAAGAAAGAAGTCAGGGAGCTTCAAGGTTATCTTGATTACTATGTGTGGTCAGGGAGCTTCAAGCAAGAGCTTGATTGCTGTGACTTAGTTCTTTTTCTATATTTGCTCAAAAGCCCTAGTCTAAATTCGTTGATACTGCCGTTAGGACGACTGGATACTCTGTATATACCGTTTCCCCCAATGGCTACCTTTATGGGTTCATGTTTACCTAAGAACATATCGTTCAGTGCGCTCGTATGAGCTTTTGACCATACACCTAAGCGTTTACAGTTTCCTTTGACAGTCACATCGCTTATTAGTAAACCTAACTTCAAGAGTGATACTAATTAACTAGTACCCCTACATAATATATAGTGATTCCAACGAACTCCGCTCATATCAAGGGATTTGCCGGAATACAGACAAAAAAACCCACTATTAATGGGTTACTTTGTTCTTTATTGCGTTAAGTATAGGTCGTTCTGGAGGGACATATTTACCTACACAGGTGGATTCAACAAACTCGTTCTCTATATAAATCTTTAATTCCTTGTCATATATCTTAGACTTTGTAGTTTTGGTGGTACATTCATTAACGACATGCTCGTTATCATCAATTCCAATAGGATCGAAAGCGTCGCCAATTATAACACCGGAAACCATGCCGCCTAAAAATATTAATGTAATAGGCTCCATTAGTCTTGTAAGGTCAACAAACCACTTGTTGCAGTTCCAGCGTATTTCTGTAGATATTCTCTTAATCCAGCTCTTGAGCCACTACCCCTAACGTAGTCATTAGCTATTTTTAACACACCCGGCATATAAGCAAGCTCTGCGCCTACATAAGCTGCCAATGCACCCATGTTAAAATATCCAGCAACACCAGCATTAAGTATATAATTACCAGCAGTGCCTGAGTCAGGTACATAGTCGCCTAGTACATCTTCTGCTTCACCAGACAGTTTTTGTAAGTAACCCTCTTGATTTGCTTTACTAATTCTTTTACCAGCAGACCCTACGCCCTCTGTTGCAGCGTTTAACATTTGATTAGGACTAAACTGCCCAGCTTTATTACCCCTTCCTACTGCTGTCTGGAATGAAGCCACTTGCCCGTATGCTCTATCTGTTGCTAGCCACTTAGCTCCTTGTGTTGGGTTTTGTTCTATTACTGACTCTTTAAATAGCTCTCTTGCTGCTCTTAAAGGCTCCTCTATAGGAGACTCATTAAGATTGGTTGACTTTCTAAAAGCTGATACTCTTTTCTTAATATTAGAGTCTACATCCTTTACAAACCTACCATTAACACCCTTTTTAAGCATTGATCTTATTTGAGTTATTTCTTCCCTAAAGGTTTGTTTTGCTGCTTTATTAAGGTTTGATTTTGATAGTAAGTCTTTAAGTTGCTTGTCAAGCTTAGATGTAAGCTTTACATTCATGCCCTCAAATGCTTCGTTATATGCTTCATTAACGGTTTGTGTGATGTATCTTGATGCTGAGTTGTTATCCCTAATGCCTTCTGGCAAAGTCTTACCTAAAGGCTTTAATACTTCCTCCGCAATCTCTCTGTTCCAACCAGCGGTAGCTTTATTTCTTCCAGTTTTAACATTATTAACAACACTGCCTAACTTTTGTTCAAATGTGTTAGCCATACCCTTGCCAGACATTTGTCCGTAGGTTAGGTCATTTTTTTCCATAAGCTTTTTAGCTGCCCCAGATACCTTTGGTGCTAAAATTGCACCAGCACCTGATAATGCGCCACCTAGAACACCACCCATTGCACCTTGTATTGCTGCTTGACCTGTAACATCTTCCATTTCCTCTGCATTTCCGGCACCATATGCCGATCCATAAGCTGCACCCTGTAATGATCCTCTAGCAACCTTACCACCTATAGTGGCTGCTTTAGCTGCACCTAAGAACGGTGTAGCAATACCACCAGCCATTTCTAGCAATAAGGCTGAGTTAGGGTTCTGTCTTGCAAACTCAGCGTTCTTGGCTCTTAAATCATCTCTCACGCCCTTGTATCTAGTCTCTTGTTGTTGAGCTAACTGATTGTTTTCATTAGACATTGTTTGAGCTAGCTGTTGCCCTTGCTCGTTAGAAACATCTTTACCTTGGAATCTATCTGCTTGTAATTGTTGTAGTTGCACTCTTGCATCTTTAAATTGGTCACTTCTTGCCATTTGATCATTTAATGATTGAGTAGTTCTTACCTTAGCCTCGATTTCATCCGCGAAGCCCATACTTGCCCCCTTAGCAAACGTTCTGACACCTTCTGCTAAGTTGTTGATTTCAGGACCTTTATTTGCTTTTCTTCTTCTACGTATTTCATCTGCAATAAACTTCGCATCTTCTGTATTGCCAGCTGCATCAGCTTTATACAAAGCACTTTCTAGTTGTTGGTCTGTTGCCATGTTTTTCCTTTTATTCGTACTTGTTTAAGATATTGTTTAACTGGTCGTTATTATTTCCTTCAGCCTCTTGTGTTTCTACATTATTCTCAGGGAATAAACTATATAAAGAGTCAGCTATTGCTTCTTGATTAACATTAAATCCTTTTAACGTGCCTTCTTTTCCAAAGTATGAAGCCATTTGTGCTTGAGCTTCGTTGGCAGATTTAATCTGTGTCATTAATGATTTAACTCTTCTAGCGTTTTCTTCTTGTCCAAGTGCTGGGTTATATGCTCTAGCAATCAATCTTTCTCCCTCTTTTTCCGAAAATTGTCCACCAAGAATTAACTTCAAGTTACGCTGAACAACCTCTGTTACTTGATCATATACAGCTTGTGCTTGAGGGTCTACATAACCTAGTTTTCCAGCAGCATCTAAGGCAGCAACCCTTCTACCAGAGATAGAGCCATCTTTAGTTGTTTGCAATGTATTTAAAGCAAGACCTAATTGATCTATTTGCTTATCCACATCTGCTGATTTATTAATATACTCAAAGTATTGTGTTGCATAGTTCTCATCTACTTTCTTTTCACCTACAGTTAAATTAAGACCGCCACCGCCTTCAGTAAACTGACCAGTTGACTTATTAAACACACGATCGCCAACTGCCATATACTCTGGAGAGTCTGGTTCGTGAGCTGCGTGTTGTTCAGGTGTGATAATACCTTTTGCTAGTGCATCATCTAAATACTTTTGTTTGTTAAAATACTCTTGCTCTTTTGTTTGCACTTCATTTCTAAAGTTACTATCTAACATGGTAGGTCCTGTTGGATTACCATTCTCATCTGTTAATTTAGAGTTAAGCTTTGTTTTGTATTGTAATGTTCTGGTATCGTTATTAGCTTTAAGCCCTAAACCTTTACCAAACTCTTTGTAGTTATCTTTAGCTTCTTTATTATCTTTATACTTTTGAAGTTGCATGTTTTGAGATGCTGATTTGCCTAGTCTGTCAAATGGCTGTTGTGCCATGGTCATTCCTTGTTGCAATCCTTTAGCCAAATAAGGTACAGCAGAGCCATGCCCCTGATTCTTATTCTGTGCTGCGTAACCAATAGCCGTCCCTAACAAACCTCTTATTAACGATTGACTTTGTGCTTTATCTTTAGCATCTGGAGCAAGTAGCCCCATGTCTATCATTTTTTGTGTGTTACCATCACCACCAGCACCAAATACATTAGCGCCACTGCCAAATAAATCGTTATACCATTCGTTGTTAGCCATTTATAATAGTCCCTGTCTTTTAAATCTTGGGTTAGAGTTCATCGTACTTCCACCTTGTGCTAAGTCCATTTGTGGTCTTGATATACCTTGACCCACAGCTGCGTGTTGTAACTGTTGTTGTTGTTGTGGTTGCATAGCGCCAAGCCCTTGTTGAATAGCCATCATTGACATATCTCTATTTGTTAAGCCTGTCATATCTTGAAAGCCACCACCTATTTGGCTACTTAAAGGGGTCATACTTCCGTTTGCGGCTGCAGTTCCAGCACCACCAACACCACTTAAAGCAGCACTGCTTGCAGCTTGTTGTGATGCTAATGGCACCATACTTCCATTTGCAGCTGCGGTTGCAGCTCCACTAGTAGCACCAGCTCCACTTGCTACTCCAGCACTACCAAATCCAGCAGATGCTCCACCCATGGCACCGCCTATCGCAGCTCCTTTTAGTGGGTCTTGTCCAGATAACATTGATGTTCCAGCTCCCAACCCCGCTCCTAATAACATTGCCTCGGCCATATTATTTACCTCCCCCTGATGATGTTGTTACACTTTGAGAGCCGCCCGGAGCTCCAAAAACTGCCCCGGTGTAGTTACTCAGTAACTGAGCTTGTGCGTTCTGACCATAGTCATGTCTTGCAATATCTGCATCAAGTGCAGATTGATCAAAGCCAGCTTCGTACTGCCCAGCTTGAGCAAGATTTTGTGCGCCAACATTTTGATTTCCAGCGATAGTTTGAGCATTATTCATAGCATTAATTTGATTACCACGCTCATTTGCATAATTCTGATATGCGTACTGCCCGGCTGTGTTTGATAAACTATTAGCTAAATTAGAAGAGTTGTCGCTTGATAAACGCTGATGTGCATCTGAGCCATATCTGCCTGACATACTTGCCTGACTGTTAGTGTTTTGCATTGCCGAATTGTATTGCTTTGTAGCAGCATCCCCAGCGGTTTGCATTACACGGTCAAAGTTTGGGTTATTTTGTAGATAATCACCCTGTATCATTTGGTTGTTTAAATCAGTTGAGTTCTGCAACATGCCACTATTAACGTTAGCATTTGCTCCCATTTGATTCATTGCATTTTGTTGGTTAGTGTTTGCTCCAAGGTAAGTCTGTCCCGGATAATACTCTGCTGGACCTTGATTGTATAATGATTGTTGTTGACTTAACGCATCTACAACATAAGGTCGCACTGCTGGATCTAGCTCATTTGAAGTCTGTGATTGTTGACCTCCGCCCCCACCTTTATACTGAACCAACCCAGTGCTGGGGTTTATACTACCCTCACCACCCATTTGCTTGAGTAGTCTATCTTCAAATTTATTAATGTGCGCTAATTTAGTATCACCCTCAATACCTTGTTTTGCTACATCTTGCAATAGCCTTTTGAGTAGCCACACTTTTAATTTAAGTATCATTTTGTTCCTTTTCTAGTTTATATTCTACAGAAATGTAGGTCTTTTTAAATCCAAACGATTTCCGCCATAAGCGAAAAATTGATTCTGATGTTGCTGAGCCTGATATTCTATCGCACCCTTGATCTCTTACCCATTGCTTAAATTGCTCCCAACCTTCTTTTGTTTGAGACCCTCCCACGTAGCTCATGTAAGCCTGACGATGTCTTGGAAAATTATATTGAATTACAGTGAAAGCGCAGACACACTTATCATCTACCATAATAAGTAAAAGTTGTTGTTCGCCTCTACTACATGCTCCTCTAAGGTCATCTAAAGTGAACTCGTTATTTCCTTTATCGATAGCTTTTTGTAATAACGGACCAGCTAAATTCCAGTGCTTATGCACAAATTGTGCGGGTATTACTAATAACTTACTATTCATCCTTGCTCCTTTGTAAAATTAACCTAAAATTACATAATCATATTTAGCGCCAGTAGTACCACTAAAAGCAATAATTGCTTCACCTTTAGCTTTTATTTTTACATAAGGGCTACCAGATAATTCAGCTGTTCTTGGACTAAACAATATTACACTGTCATAACCAATTCGCAAATTTGTCAATTTAGTGTCTCCATTATTCAATGCAATTGTGCCTGTTGAGTTTATACCACCATCTAGTATTCTATTAACGACTTCAGCGGTTTCTCTTGGTGTTGCGTTGTTGTTAAGTTTTCTATACATTATCTCTGTCCACTTGGTGTAATTGTTAAATCCATTCCAATGGCTGTTGTCCAGTTACCTGTAGGCTCTAACCTTACTCTATGGTATCGACCACCAGACCTTACATTGTTTCTGTTCTCATAAGACTCTGCTGTAGCACCAAATTCGATTGTGTCGTCTAATGCTTGTCTTGCAGCTAATGAAATGTCAGCTTCTCCGTTGTCAACTATTGGTCTAACCATAGTAATAACAGACTGGTAGCCATCTTCAATATCTAATGTTTCCAATCTAGGATTAATACATGGGCCAGTAAAGCTTACCATTTGTTTAGCTTTAGTTCCAGCAAAGATATATTTACCGCCCATAAAGACTCTATCATCTAATGGTGCTGGTACATCTTTATCTAGGTTAGGATATAACACACCTAATCTTTCTAAGTCAGTTCCAACTGTTGCAATGTTACCTACAGATGTTGCTTCAGTTTCAGTACGACTCCATCTACCTGATTCTATGTGATAGATTAAGTTTTGTCTTTTACCAAAGTTATCTTCATAGTTCCAAATAACTAATTTGTAAATTGGATGCACTGTAGTTGACATAGTAACCAATTCTTTTAAGTTTGCGTTTGCAAGGAACCATTCATCTACCTTATTTGACCCTATTGGTTGTACAGTATTTCCGTCGGTACTATAGAAACCGTCATTAGATAAGTAATACGATGTGCCATTGTCTTCAATACAGCTCTTACCTTCAAAACAACCAGTAGTTGATATTTTATCAAATTGGAAGAATAAAGGTGAACCTACATATGACATACGATATATTGCATTTTCTAAAAATATGACAGCAATCTCCCCTCCAGTCATATTTAATATAGCACCACCATCGGCAAGATATTGACTATCAGCTTGTGATTGCGATCCCGGAGTCCAGTTATCTTCTCGGTTTAAATCTGACCATTGTACTAGGTTAGGCTTATCGCCTGCATCAATATTTCCTGCAATAACAAAATCTCGGCAAATTGTCATACATTTAGCTGTAGGCGCTTGAGTTAAATCTTCAAACTTTGATGATACACCTAACTCCCATGCTTGTATAATATTGTTATTTTTTACAGCAAGAACCCTTCCACCAAACTGCTCAAAGCTCCATGACTCTGCTGAGATGCTATAAGGCGATGATTCTCTACTTACATCTTCAATAACAACATCACCTGAATAATCGAGTGTTCTTTTTGTTATAGGTGTTCCTTCACTGTATGTAATGTATAGCTTTTGATCGCTACCGGCAAATATTTGAACTAATGCATCTTTCTTACCAGCATACACAGATGTTAAGTCTTGGTCTGCTGGAGGTGATACAACAACTGTCGTTGGAAAAGGACTATAGCCTGGTCCGTTGGGGAACACGTTCTTTGCATCAGCTAGGCTGTTACTTTCTGCTCCTGTTGTTGAAGGCATATCTGGAGTCCATTCACCTAAATTTAATCTTTTTACCATTATCCTATACCTCCATCAATATTACCAGAAACTGCTATGTCTATCCCAGCGCTTAATATAGCTGGAGATCCTGTGCCTCCACCTTTGCCTGATGCTACACCGTTGTCGCCTAAGTTACCACCAGCTCCACCAGCTTTACCACAAACAACTGCACCACCTAAAGTGCCACCAACACAACTTCCACCCTTACCTGGGCCACCTTGTGTTTTTGAATAACCTGAAGTACCAGCTCCAGCACCACCGTCTCCACCTTTACCAAAACTGGTAGTTGAAGCAGCTCCATTACCGCCACCTCCACCTCCACCACCACCAGCAATAGTGCCTGTGTTGACTAAGGTACAATCGTAGTTATTAGAGCTTCCTTTTATTAATCCATATCCAGCGTTACCACCTCTAGTTGCCTCTCCAGCTGTATTGTTATTAGTAGCGCCTCCTCCTCCATAACCGCCACCTCCGCCTATAAAACCATTATTATTTACAATAACAGATGAACCAGCTGGGAAGTTACCTACAGTAAATGCCGGTGTTCTACTTCCAGACTTATCAGGGTCAGAAGATGTAATCTCAACATTAGCGTTAATATTAAATATTAATGATAAAGCTTCTACTGGGCTACCTACATATTGCCATAAATTAAAGTTTGTTTTGCTAGATGTAAGATCTACCGACCTAATCATCTCTTGCCAAGCACCGCTTCTATTTACATAGACATTCTTACACACACGCCAGCCAGTAGAGCCAGTCGTAGATGTGCCATCATTAACCCATATAGACTTAGGTAGCTTCCAAGTGCCATTGTCATTTACATATAGTCCAGCCATTTAGACTTTCCACCATGTGTCCCCAGACGAGCCTCCAGATGGTGACAAAGAAGATATTGTCTTCTTACCAACAGCGTTTGTGCCTATCTCTTTCATGAAGATACTGTTATCTTGACCAGTTTTTGTTGCTACACCAATAGTGCCACCAATGATAGCAACTGCATTAGCGTTTTGTGTAGCTATAGTTCCTAACGCACCAGTTTCTCTATCTACATAAGCTGTTGTTGCAATTTTAGTTGAATTCTCGCCAGCTGGCATAGTTTTGGCTGTTGATGAGGTAGGAAAGGTAGAGTTACCATTTCCTTGTAATGAACCATTAAGCGTTAAACTATCACCAGATGAGCCATCTTGAAAGTCCTTGACTTGAGCCATTACTTCTCTAATTGCATTGTTAATATTTGAAGGTGGACAGTTCTCAGATATATTGATACCTCCCACGTCTGTATTTGAAGCGGGATTGGAGTCCCACTGACTTATCTTTTCTTTTGCCATTGTTTATACCTTATTTGTTTTGAAGTTTGTATGCTACTGCGTTGCAAGGATCGTATTTCCATTGTGTCGTTGTGTTCTGAAACTTTGGATTAGCTTCACGACATTCGTTATATGATTTATAAGCTTTAACTCCAGCCCAATCATTCTCAAAACCTAAACCTACCGCTCCTAAGAGTGCTACTATTGCTACTATATGCATAATTATTCCTTTTTAGTTAATTCGATTCCAATCTTGTGATTTAGACTCATCCCACTCAGGTGTGTTTGGATTTTGTCTGACCCAGCCTGAACCATTTATAGTACCATCGACCTTAATGTCGCCCTCGCCCAATATAAATACATCACCATTCCATGTTGCGTTAGCATCAACCTTAAAAATAGATTCACCAAGTATACTTACGTCAGACTTCAGAATTGCTCCACCACCTACTGATGCAAATGGTGCACCAGCAAAGGTTGTAAATCCAAACATTACTTAACTCTCTTTTCTAATGCATCTAATCTTTCTGTTAGTTTCTCAATGATTTCATCTTTAGCATTTACTAATCCTTCTACCTCTTTTCTTGAATAAGCTATTACAGTAGATTTTATTATTTGCCCGTCATCATCAATAACTAAATTAGGAGCTTCTCCTGTTGAGGTGTTTGCAACATCTGGCATCATGATTCTTCCATCAGTTAAAGCACCAACGCCTGTGTTAGGAGTATTTACACCTCTTAACCATATGTCATTAAAGTCTGTACCATTATATCCAATTAAATTAACTGAGTTTGACTGTGATGTATTAACATAGAACCCATTATTGTTATTAGTAAAGTAAACATCATTGACTGATTCTGTCCATATATTGTCAGTACCCGGTTTAGGAAATGCTTGAAAAGCTACTTTAGCACCTGTAATTACTGTGCCTTGTCCTAACATTGGGGTCACATTCATTACAACATAATCACCTGTTACATCTTCAATGCTAACAAGTTCGTATCTTCCGTAGTTGGGTGATTGGACTTCATTAAGCACAATTGAATCACCAGGTTTAATAGCAGTGAATTGGCGCACATTTCCCGCTTCGTCAGTCTTAGATGCAAAGATTTGTGTTGCTTCTGCATAGCTATATGTAAACAAAGCTACATTTTGTAAATACATATTTCCATCTCCAGGGTCTCTATTTGGAGCTTCTGGATAGTCAGCAGAATAAGCTGAAGTAAAGAATATGCTATCTTGTAGCTCTGCTATATTTTCTGAGTTTTGTCCTACTTGTCCAGATAGTGTACCAATAGCTGATGTGTTACTAGATATATTTCCTGTGTTAGTAGATATATTTCCTGTATTTGTTGAAATATTTGTTGTGTTTGTTGATACCTCTTCTGATAACTCACCAATAGCAAGAGCGTTATTCTCTGTTTTAATTGTGTTACTAGCTATATTAGATGAGTTTGTTGCAATGTTTCCATTGTTAGTAAGTATATCAGCAGTGTTTTTAGCGATATCAGATGAATTAGTTGTAATGTTATTTTCATTAGCAGTGATTGCATCGTCTTGTAAGCCTTGCTGTGTGTCTATTTCAGATTTAGTATATGTGTCTACAGGAGTAGGAAGTGCTGCAATAGCGTCAGTATTAGCTTGTATTTCAGTATTTTGAGCATTATCTATGGCATCTGATTCAGATTTAGTATAAGCATCTACAGGGGCTGGTAAAGCAGCAATAGCATCTGTGTTTGCATTTATTGCAATAGTGTTATTAGCTATAGCATCATCTTGTGTAGCCTGTGAAGCATTAACTTCTGCTTTAGTGTAAGTTGTTGCTTTATCAGCTTTTTCATCTAACAAGTCATCTGTCTGTGCTTTAGTATATATATCACCAGCATCAGCTACAGGGTCCCATTCACCATTCTTTCTGCCATATAGAACATTATCTACAGGTGCATCAGGTATACCAGCACTGCCACCAATACTTGTCCATGTTTTATTAGTACGCCCATAAGTCTCACCGTCATCTGGTGCTTCATCTACCTTTGTAGCAATCTCAGTAGTATTGGCTGTTATTCTGTCAGCCTCTGTGTCTATGTCACCTGTGTTCTTATCTATACTTGTTTGTTGGTTGCTTATCTCAATTTGTTGTCTAGCTATTTCATCATTATTTTCTACAATAGCATCATCTTGTTTTTTCTGTTGAGCATCGATTTGTTCTTTAGTGTAGACATCTTCAACCTTACCTGTGAAAGCGGTTGTTTGTTTTGATTCATCTGGAAAGACAATTTCGTTTCCGTATATTTTAATTGCCATTATTTAACCTCTTTTGTTTGTTTTAATGTGTCCCTTACCGTGCCGTCCCTCTCAACTAAGTTTTCAATAACTACAGCGTAAGCCTTTAATGAAAATGACCAAGCATAATTAACCTTTACAAATAATGGATTTGTAGTTACTTTTGCGTTTCCACCTTCTGCAACAATGCTCTTAATAAAGCCTGTGTATACTTTTTGTCCATCTTCTGCTGCGTATATAGTTATCTTTGCTGTGCGGCTTGTTTCATAGTCGTTAACATTCTTCCTTACTTGTTGTGCGTTATAAGCATTTAAGAAGTAAAACTCATCAGTTGTTGCTTGGAAGTCACTGTTTGTTACAAATTGGTTTTCATCAATTCCGCCATCAGTTCTTCTTGTTGCTTCTTTAATATATAATGATACTTTGTCCTGTCCTTTATTTTGTAAGTCTACATAAAATTTAGTTGCTGCATCACTATTTTTAATTGGGTCAGACATACTTATTATTCTATGGTCACCCATATCTAAGTTGCCTTGCATCTCAAAGCCTTCACCACCTGTAATAGGTAACGATGTACTTCCAATTAAGCTCTTTATTTGTCCTTGATTCATTATAGAACTATCGCCTATCTGTGTACCAAAGTATTGTACTCCATCATTTTTTTCAGTATCTGTTTTTGAATAATGAAAATCTTTCAATAACGTTCTGCCGTTAGTTCCATCAATTCTACCCATTATACTGAAGGAACTGTAAGCAACATCTTGCGTAGGCTCATCAATAATCACTGAATCTTTAATAGTACCACCATCTACTTTAGATAGATATGTCTCTGCAATCTCTTTATTCTGAGCTTCCTCTATGTCTTTTATTTCATCTTTAGTATAAACATCTAATAGCTTGGCTAAATCACCTTCAGTTCCAGCAGTACCATCAACAATAACTGCTTCAGTTATAACGACAGGTGAGGTAACTTGGTCGCTAGTTATGTTTTTAAATCTAGTATTAACATTTGGAAGTTGTATATTGCCATCAAGGTTTAAAAGCACACCCTTCTCTGCTGGGTACGTACAAAACACACTTGAATTACCTTTAAGGTCTAACAAAGCTCCAGTTGAAGAAGATAACAACGTTCTTGACAACGTATCTGTTCCATCATTTATATACTGTCCTTGTCCTACTTCCCAAGATTCATCATTAGTAATACAGTAGTAAGTTTGTGAACCATTAGCAAGAGCAACAAACCCTTGGTAACCTTCTTTAATGTCTGTTAAGATTAGTGTGCCTGTCCCTTCTGTCGAAGTCTCTTGGTATATTCGGTCCTTGATTGCTAATGCCATTTTATTATCCTATGTTAATGTTAGTTGTAATTTGTTTACATCAATCTTAAATTGGTCACCAGAGAGTATCTCTTTAGCATTATCTAGTGCTGTGTAGTAAAGCATAAAGCCACCAGAAGGTGCGTCCATGACTGATATCCAACCAACATTTCCCCAGTTACTTGTTGCTGTACTCCAATCAATTTGAGAGTCATTAGTAGCTACTCCATCTTTTGGAGCTGAAAACTTAACAACCTGTCTGTTGTATGATGCTGCGTCTACTTCGTTAGAAGAAAAACCAGCTTTGGTTGGGTCTGCCGTATATAAACCTAAGTAAACTGCGGTTGGCGCTGTGTAAGATACGTCTCCGACGGTTGCCTTAACGAGTCTGTCTGCGAGGTAATTTGTAAAATCCATGTTGTGTCCTATGATATTTGAATTGAGAGTGGCTGAGCCGGGAATGTAGACTGTTCGTCTGATTTAGTAACTGATGCGAGTCCTTCTGCATACATTGCTTGCCATGTAGCTAGTCTAGCATCATCAAGCAAGTAAGGAGCGCTCTCTGCAAGACTTGCATATAACAGTAAATCTGGGCATACATCTAAGTATTCGTTAGAAGGATTAGTGTCTGATAGCACTTTTGGTATCTTATAGTAAGTCATATTTGCAGTTGTTGCGCCTGTTGGCTGTGGAGCTAGTACAAAGTTATCCGCAACTAGTGTGTAATTAACTGGATAGCCTTGCTGGCTATTGCCATTTCTTCTATAGAATTGTGATACTGTTTGGTATGTGAGTGGAATGATAGGGTTGGCAACCAAATGTAAATCTTGCATTTCCAAAAAATCTGCCGGTGTTGGAATCTCAAAGCCACTATCCATAGAATATGTGCTTTGTTGCAAAGTCTGTCTAAGTCGTAGATCACGATTTAATCTTTTTTCAGCAAGACTAATAAACATAGGTATCTGAGTCGTCAAATCTTGACGGGCTAGATAGTCTGCAATATTTTGTTTTAAGTTCGTATAACTTGTAAAAGCTGGCATTTATAAGTGTCCCGGTTTTGTGCGAAAGTATAGGTTTTCAGGGTCGTTTAACCAAGCAAAGAAACGCTTTTGGTCTCGTACCTCAAATCCCTTCATGACTCCTTGTTTATTCAATAAATCGACTGCTGCGAATGGTATACTGGCAACTTTATTGCCAAATAATTTGTCTGACCATTTGCTCTCCGCATTGTTGTATTCTTTTTTGTTCTGTTCTACAAGATCGCTTACGTCTTGTGATTGTTCAATAACAATTTCATCTTTTGCATTCAATCCCACCGATGTGGTTTTGTTTATATCTTTATCTGTAAATGATTTCATATTTTCCCTTAAAGGTAATGCCCCCGAAGGGGCTATTACTCACTTAATTTTTAGATTAAGTTAAATCAGTCATCATAGCATGGGCTTCTTGGTTTTTACAAACCAAAGTCCATTCGACATTCATCATTGTTTTTTCTGAATCACCAGTTTTTGCTAACTTAGTCTGTTTAAACGGACGTAAATAAGCTATGTTAGCCATAGATGAATCAACAATAAATGATACTTCATCTGGACAGAATCTATCTGGAACTACGTTTAGTGTGCCAAAGTCTGACATGTAAACGTCTGCTGTTCCAACGATAGTTGTTGGCTTGTTACCAGGTGCCATAAATCGTTGTTCTGCAATCCCAGCAAATTTGCTAACAGCCTGTTTAGTTGCCGGAGATACTAAAAACATTGTTGGCTCACCACCAGCAGTGTATGCTTTTAGCATTGCTTCGTTTAGGTTATCTTCTGTAGGAGCTGCACCAGCTGTGTCTACAACGTTAGTTGTAATCCAAGATTGTAATCCACCTAGTTTACGAGGTGTAGAATTGCTACCAGCATTTTGTGCTTGATCTGACAGGACAATTGCTTCCATGTCTCGTTTTAGCTCTGATGATGCTTTAGCTAGTTGGTATGCTGTTTCTGTAGAACGACCAGCTTTGTCTACCACATTATCTGTTGTGGAAACGCTAATTACCTTGTCAGAAATCTGTGTATAGTTACCAACACGAGTTGTAGGAGTTAAAACTGCTGCCTCTGCATCAGCTCCCTCAATTTTAGCATTAGTAAGATCCACGTCAGAAAGTGAATCTGTTTGCCATTCGTGGTATGTATTTTTTGCTTTACTTCTACCCACTGTTGAAATAAACGGAGTAGTTGTAGGAGAAATCGAGTAGATTGCATCCTGTAAATCCTCTCTGATACCAACGGTATCGTAGGTTTTATATGTGTTTGCTGCCATTTTGTATGTTTCCTTTTAAATAAAGTTTTTGAATAACTCAGTAGCATCAGCAATAGTGCCTGACTCTTTGAGTCTGTTTTTCTGTTTGTTTACAGTTGAAATTTTAGCAACTTTGTTGCCTTTCTTGGCCATTTTTGGCGCATTAACTAATCTCTTATTAACGCTTGGGTTAGCTTTTTGTAGCTTATCCCATTGAGCTGCTTTATGCAGTACCATAACGTGCCTGTGGTCATATACTTGTGCTAATTCTTGATCTGTAAATCCTATTGCTTTTCCATAGCTACGAATGTCTTTTTTGACTTGCTCGCTTTTCTTTGGATCAGAAAATTCCTTCATTTCAGAAACTAGAAGCTCTGCTTCATGAGCGACAACTTTAGCTTGATGCTGTGAAACTTGATGTCTCTGTGCGTAAGCTAATTTATCTTGCTCGGCTGCAAGTAATTGCAACTTTTTGTTTTGTTCTGTTTTTTCCGCGGTCTTTATGCTCCACGCGATTGGATCGTTTTCTTTAAGGTCAGCCATATCCACACCATCATCACCTTGATTCTGTAATAATTGTTGGACTTGACTTAGTCGATGGGAGTATTCCTCTCTAAGTTGCATTGCTTCTTGGATTGCTCCAGCTTCAGCTTGTACTGCTTGTTTCTGTGCTGCTAGCTCTTGCGATTTTTTAGTGTAGTTAGAACCTTTTTGGTAGCCTTCCACTAACTCGTTAAACGTTAACTCACGTTCTTCGCCATTAGCTTTAACTTTAAAAGTTTCTACCTCATCTGAGTCTTCCTCTTCATCCTCGTCAATAGAATCAGTTTCGTCCTCATCAGACTCTTCATCTACTTCGTTGGATTCTGTTTCTTCCTCAATTTCCTCAGCATCTTCCTGAGTGTCTTCCTGTTCATTGTTAGTTACCTCTGGTTTGTCGTTAGACTCTTCAGCTTCTAATAGTTCAGTAAACACCGCTTCTGCATCTTTCGGAGTTTCAACTACTTCATTTGAAGTGTCATTGATTTGCTCATTTTCCATCTTTTTTCTTCCTTTTTTTCACTAGAGTATGCTAGCGCATATATAGGCTAAATTGCCCATTTTTGTTCTATTTGGTTTTTAGGTAGGCTACCCCATCAAAAATAATTTAAATGGCTTGTAGGGCTTCTCACAACAATTTGCTACCTCTGGAACCCCTATAAAATGGGGCTGTCTATTTTTACGTAATTAATCCTCTCATTGCATTTGCTGTGTCATTCATTCTAGTTTTTACACCTCCAAGTGAGGTTGTTCTATACTCATCATTATTTAAGAATTCTTGACTTGCTTCATCAAATCTTCCCTCATTAATAAGACTAATTGTCTTAGGACTTCCTGATAAACTTCCTCTAAACCAAGATCCTAACAAATGTTGTCTTGTTTCTAATGGTAAGTTATCAAATTCAGGTATTGCTTGTCTAATCTGTACTAATCTTTCATCTATATTGTTTTGTAGCTGAACATTTGCTTGTTCTTTAGTGATTGTATCACCTGGTTGCACATCTTGACCATAGTTACCGTAACCAATAGTGTAATGCTCCTCACTATCGATAGGTTTGTATGCTTGCCCTCTAAATCCTTCTTTGTCCTGTATAAAGCCTAAATACTCGTTAGAGTTAAGTGATTCAGGCTGTTCTACTTTCCCGCATTACCACCTAAATACCAAGGTATTTTATTTTTAGCTGCTTCTCTTAGTAATTTCTCTTCTTCTGTTAAACTAGGATCAAATGCTTCACCTATAAGACTAGGAGGTGCATTGTAAGGTGTAGTTGTTGCAGCGTAATCAGTTTCATCTGTTGGTGTGTCATATGCTGGTGGCTGTGAAACAACACCGTAGTCTGGACCTATATTTGTGTTTATTGGTTGGTAATATTCTGTTTCTGGTCTTTCATATCCATTAGTAGATGTTTGATTAAAATTAACGCCTGTGCCATCACCTACTATGCCCTGTTGTGGTGCAGAACCATTAGGAAGATTACCTCCATAATTTGGTCCGATAGGTTGTTGGTATGTTGGTGTCATAATACCCGGATTCATTTGTTCTATTGGGTCTGGTGGTGGAGTATATGGTGCAGTAGGCTCTACTGTAGTATTAAACGTGTCAGTTCCTTCACCATAGACATTATTTAACAGTCCTTGTGGTTGTCCCATTGGAGTACCACCCATTAATGCTTGTGCATTTGCATGAGGATCATACATCTTTGGTTGACTTTTAAGTGTGTCTAAGCCTTGGTTAAAGTAGTCTAGAAGTCCCATATTATCTGTCCCGTGTGTTGTTGTGTTTAATTTTAGAGTCACTTGCTAATGATTCCAAGTGTCCTACCAATTCATTTACTACCTTTACTTTCATGTAGCATATTTCCCTTATTTCTTTCTCTGTAACATCGCTGTTTAAGATGATGTCTGTGTTTAGTTTAATTAGTTCTGTTATTGCTTCTTGGAATGACGAGTCATCCAGTATTACTTGTATTGCGTTTGAGTTAATCATTTAATAATCCCTCCTGATAAAATAGCTCTCTTAAATTAACTGGAACTCTGTTGCTTTTTGTTGCGTTCCAAGATTTAGGAACTATTTGTAAGTTTTCAGGTGCGTGCTTACCCCTGTAATTCTTACCTTGTATTGGATAAATGTGATCTACCTCATGTTTTATTCCAGTTTCCAAGGTTAGCCTTTGCGCATCTTGGTAAAATTGTTCTATTTTTAAAACATCTTCAGGTGTTTGGTATTTAGGAATAGCTTTTAATTTAGCTGCGTGTCTTTTATTTACAAGAGCATTAATTTTTCCTTTGAAGTCAGGGTCATATTTCTTTTTCCAAGCAACCCTATCCTCTCTATTTTTAATCATTATATCGTAAAGCCCTAACTCTCTAAATTCATCAGCAGTAACTCCTTTTGAACCCCTAACTGTCTTTCCAAAGTGTTTTTCAGCTATATTGTTATGCCTATTTCTTTCATCTAATAAAGCTTCAAATTTCTTTTGGTCATCTTTGGGAACAAATTTATACCATTCTTTATCTACTACATTTCTTGTTCTTGGAGGTCTTTTTCCAGAGGCTCTTTCTACCTCTAACTCTTTTGCTCTTAAATCTGCATGTAATTTAGATGACTTTAAGTTTGTTGCGTTAATATCATCAATTTTATCTAACCCAAGCTCTTCTTTTATTTGTGCTTTAATTTCTTGTAATTCATCATGTAATTTTTGCACTTCAGGAGATTTTGTTGGTTTTGGAGACGTTTTTCCACTTGCGTAATTAATTTCTTTTCCAATATCGTTTAGCTCGTCTAATGTTCCAGCAGCTATATAATCATCTTTAAGTAAATTTTTAGCAGATGTTTTTCCTAATATATCTCTTGTTCTTCTTCTTATTTCAGACCTTTTTGCATAAGCATCTGCTAAAGCTACTGGGTCTACATTATCTGGGTGTAATACATTGCCATTACTAGGCATAGAATAAGATGTTCTAGGCTGCTCTAGCTCCTCGAAGAAGTTATCTTTTTTTTTTGACCAGCCGAGATCTCTAGCTTTGTCTTCTCTTTTACCGTTAGGAAGATACCTTTCTCTTGTCTTGATATTCATTGGGTCTCTTTCCCATGAACGTGCAAGCTCATCAAACTCGTAGTCTTGTTGTGTATCAAACCTAGTCTTAGTTTTAGGTAAGGTTACGCTCTTAACATCAGCCGGAATAGTATCTAAGTTTCTTGTAGGTACTTTATTTAAAACACTCTTACTATCACCTGTGTATGAAGCTTTTTGTATTGATTCCATTGCATCATAAGCATAGTTAAGCATCTCTTCCCTAGCTCGCAAGAATGGTTCTCTTGTCTTTTGTAGTTTAGGAACAGATTGTGCTTGTAAGTCTGATACAACTCTCATAATAGAATTAATGTTCTCATCAGGTGTTAATCTTCTGTTCTTTAACGCACTGTTGATAGAGTTAATAGTATTGTTATACTTATCATTAAGAACTTTGTTTGGAGAACTCATTACAGGAGGATTATCTATTAAATCTGCTTTAGCTTTACCACCTTGAATATTAATATCAGAAATGTTTTTAGGGTTGTCATTAACACCATACTTACCAGTGAAGTGAGTGTCATCTAAGTCAGCTGTTCTAATGTTTTGGTCAATATTGGTAGTGCCAGATTTGTCTGGAGTATAAGCATCTTCTAATTCAGTAGCTAATTTATCATCACCTTCATCAAACATAGACCTTTTAGACCTTGCTGAGTCTGAATCAAACATACGCATCTCTTTATCAACCTGAACAATCCTGTCTCTTATTTGTTGTTGCATTACTGGATCACCCTTTGCTTCTTTATGTAAGGCTCTTAGCTCTTCTTTAAGCTCAGCAAAACCTCTCATACCTTTAGGTCTAGCAGCTTCCATAGGGTTCATGTTAGAGATAGCTTTAGAGTTTAATCCGGTGCTTGGTTGTTTAGTAACACCACCGTTAGCATCTAATACATTATTCATTGGAGATACAAGTTGATCACCATTCGCACCATACTTAACAGCATCTTTAGTTGGTGTCTGTGTCAAAGTAAACTGATCAAACCAATCACTATCAAGTAAAGGGTCACCACGATAACCTAGTTTCTTTTGTTTGTTACCAACAAGCCTTGTTACTTTACCAGTGCCATCTGTTGCTCTGTAGTCGTTTGCATAATCTTTTATTGTGTTTTCTAAGCCATAGCCTTTTTCTGCTGGTGATTGTTTATTATTCCAGTTAGTTGAGCCTTCATCAAGTGTATTGTAAAAGGAGTCTTTATCTGCTTGGTTTAAATTAGCTGGTCTATCTTTAGGATTAATAAGGTCTTTATCACTAAGTATATTAGGTTCTCTTAGGTTTCTGTCAGCGCCTATCCTTACATTAGGATTAGGTTGTTTAGTATTGATACCATAGTCAGCAGTATTACTTTTAGGCATAGGCATACTGTAGCTAGTTCTTTTGCTTGCTTTTGCATCAGATAATAGTTTACGACTAACATCATCTCCTGGTTTAACAATAATATCTGCTAAGTCTTTATCTAAATACCAGTCAGATCCTTTTGTAAAGAACTTACCTACATTGTGTAGTATGTTTTTTACTGCGCCTTCAGGGTTTCTTGGTGTGCTAGGAATACCAAATGACCAATCGCTACCATCCATAGAAAAGTTAACTTCATAGCCATGACCCATAGTTCCTTTCATATCATTAACTTTAAACTTACCGTCCTTTAATACTGAAGGAATCTTCCTTTTCTTAATAGCATCTTTCATTGCCTGTTTAAAACTACTAGCAGAGAACTTAGTTAGCTCACCGTCTAACATCTGTCCGTATTCTGTTTTGTTAAGCCCATCCATAACAGCTTGATCTCTTAACCTACCATTCTTAAATCTTTCTAAGACTTCAGGTGGATACATATCTTTCGTAGTAAAGCCAAAGCCTTTAAAGTCTTCATCCATAGCATTAAGGATGTGATTGTCTGCTATACCTTGTTTGTTTAGATGCGCTCTTGCACCAGTTACTCTAGGTGTGAGTTCTCCAGCATCAGCAAAGTAAGGCTTGTCTCCATTGTTAAAGAAATGACCTTTAGACTTTTCACCAAACTTAAGGTTATCATAATCTCTCATTCCAAGTAGTGCATCCTTTCTAACTTGCGCACTAAATAGATTAGGTGTCACCTCTTGCATAACATCAAAGTATTCATCGTCTGTTGCTTTACCAGCTTTAACTAACTTAGCAAACTCCTTAGAGAATACATCTTCAGCTTCTTCTGCTCTTTCTAATATATTGTCAAACTGTTTGCCTGTGAATAGTTCTGGACTAGATCCTGTTGACCAGTTAGCACCCTTAAAGTTCTCTGCATCCTGTATCATATGCTGTGCTTCATGAGCTAATGACTCATTAAAGTCTGCTTTACTTAAGTTAGGGTTTAGTGTTACATCATTACCATTAACGAAAGCATTAGCACCCGTTCTATTAACTTGCTCATCTGTCATTTTAGCTAGTCTAGTTTGTGTGTCTAAACCTTTACCAGCGCCTGTTCCTCTAGTGCTTTTATAGCTATTCATTGCTAAGTTTCTTAACGCAAACTGTGGCTGTCCTTTTAATAAAGGTGCTTTAAGATTCATAGGTCCTGTTGGTATCTCTTGTTTGATAATACCATCAGCATCTATAAACGTAGGGTTACCTCTCTTAGAGGTTTCTTCCCATAGTCTTTGTTCGTCAGGTGTAGGAGCAAACTTACCAGTCTTCTTCCTGTTAGCCATAACTGCATCTACATCAATCTGTTTCTTGAATTCTTTATATGATGGCATGTCAAACTTAGTTGAGCCTTCACCAATCACCATGTTTTGTTTAGGTGGAGTGAACATACTCATCCCTCTGTTTAGAGGACCTGTTGTGCCTACATTGTTAACAGCGTTAAAGACTTCAGTCTTAGCTGTCTCTGCTGCATATCTTGTCATTGGATGTGATGCTATCTTAGCGCCAATCTTACCCGCTTGCATAATACCTTTAGGTACTGGAATAGGAGCTAGTATCTCACCTACTAATCTACCACCTGAGCCATCTTTTAATCTATCACCTAACTCTGTGCCTTCTAACCAACCATCAGTTCTCTTTTGATTATCTAATGTTGACCAGAATGATGTGCCTTCCTCTTGTCTCTTGCCCATTGCATCTACAAAGCCATCCCACTTCTGACCTCTTTCTGCATTGTATGCACCACCGATACCTTGTCCTAGTATCTCTAAGTCACCTAATATACCTAACGCACCTTCACCCATACCCACCGGTAAAGCAATAGCATCGTTATAAGCTTGTTGCTCTTCAGCTTCAATTAGCTCATTCTTCTCAATGATCTGTTCATCTGTGAGGTTACCATCCAATGACCCGTTAGTCATAGATGGTGTGAGGATACCACTGTTAAGTAAAGTCTTCTGCTTTTCGAATGTTAGGTTACGTCTAGCTTGAGCTTTCCTACTTATATCATCAAAGAAATCACCCATTGATTTTCGCAATCTTATCAATAGCGTTAACCATATCTTTCATATCAGCACTGTTAGCACTGTCTTCCTGAGCTTCTTGTTTAATCTTCAAGTCTATTTCCCTAAGTTGAATGTCTGCTTCGAGTCGAGCACGCTCTTGTTGTATCTTAAGTAACTCTTTGGCGCTATCTATTTCTTGTTGTTGCTTATCTAGTTCTAACTGTTGTTGTTCCATTTGCATCTTCATTTGCAGTTCTTGCAACTTTAACTGTTGTGCTGCTTGATCTGTTTGCTGCTTCATCTGTGCTTTATCTGTCTCAGCTTTAGCTATTGCCTGTGCTGCTTTCACGTCACTAGGTGTCTTGTCTGCTTTAGCATCTGCTTCCATTACCTTAGCCATAGTCTCATCATCTATCTCTTTAATGAATTGACTGTCATCACGATAGCCCGACGCATTTATAAATTTAGCTAACGTCTGTCTGTATTGCTTTAGATCAACCAAAGGATTAGCTAGACCATACTGTTGTAGTACCATCTCTTGCTTACCCATAATCATCTGGAGCATTGCTACCTTCTCGTTACCTGTTCCGTTACCTAACCCTACATTAATGTTAACGTTGTATAAGTTATCCCATTCTCTTGGGTCTATCTGCATAGGCTTACCATTGATAGCCATAGCACGAGGTTCATCTTGATACTTACATACTAGATGCAAGATACCACGCATAAGATTCTTAACACCAGTATCAGCAAAGATACGAGCAATCAGTTCTAGCTTGCCTTGTGATTGTTGAGTCATTGCAGCAACAGCAGTAGCAGATACATTCTGTAACACATTAGGGTCTAACCCTTGTGACATGTCTGATACACCAGTAGCCTTAGCTTGTTCGTTATCTAAATACTCTAGCATTGGGAATGATTGTGCAGCAGATGACTGGACTTGCAGTGGGACTATTGCGTTTGGATTCTTCATCCTGATAATGCCACCAGCTGTGCTATTTAATACATCATCTAAATTACATTGACCTTCTACAACTCCTACTCTACTGTTGTTAGTTAAATATAGATTGTCCAACATCTGACGTGTTATCGTTGACTTGATAAACTGTAGCTCCATAGTCCTGTCTGCCATAGACTGACCATAGAATGTGTGAGGGATTGGGAAAGGACATAGACTGTAGAAAGGACAGTAGTCTATCTCTTCATCTGAAAGGATAGTCTTGCTTGCGTAACATACCCTGTGTTTCTTAGCCATACCATCTGACTCACCGATATCGAGGTAGCACTCATAGTATGCTATTAGATCTTGTGATGGATCAGTGTTGTTTACATCTGTGACTGTGTTGAATGTAGTACCGTTAATAGGATTAATATCATCATCTGCATTAAGTCCATCTACTATATCTTTATCATAGCCCATTGCCACTAGGTCTGACCTTGTTAACATCTTACGTTGTGCAACGAACCTTGCATCGTCTATGTTATCAGCGTGTCTGTCTATCATGAACTCAGCAGTACTAACGTTCTCTATCTTAACTCGTGATGCGTCTGCTGTCTTCTTAAGCTTAACGTTGTAAGACATTGGTGATGGCTCAGTGATTGGCTGACCTGTGTTAGGATCTTTGCCTACCTCTACTAGTTCACCTGGTATCTCTTCTTGTTCTACTATCTCTACAGAGTCTTCTTGCATGAGCATGCCTAGCTCATCTTGTGTGATACCAAAGTATTCTTCTTCGTTAGCATTTTGTTTAACGTCCCAGTAGGCTTTTACTATCCCTACCTTGTTAACGAGTGCATCCCAGAACCAATCGTGCATGATGATAGCACCTGAGTTGTCCTTGTTGAATATATGGTTGACGTACTGTGTGACATTCTCTGCGACCGTAGCGTCTCCATCATTCTGTGGTGTGAACTCTACAACGTCTACGCTTTGTGTGAATATCTTGAGCAACTGGGGTAGTGCGCCATCTATTGATGCTGCTACTGATCTGTCGACTACTGATGACTTACCATTAACTTCGTTTCCGAATGGCTTACCTAAGTAGTATTCTGTTGCTTTCTTTACGTCGCCATCAACTTCTTCGTATGCACTGTTAGCATCATCTATGTGA